GCCTGAACTCTTCTTATAAGCATCTGCCCATTTTGCATAGATTGGATATGGGAAGGTAGCACCTGCACCTGTAATTTCAGCAGCCATTGCTGCTGTACCAATAATCGTTGCCGCTGCAACTGTGAGTAGTCTGGTTAGCATATGATTTCTCCTCTTATTATGCTAACATAATTTATCACAGTATTATGACAGTATTATGACAGACTGCATATAATCCAATCGCCGCTACAATATTCTATATCACCACTTATTGCCCAACTTATTTTTGAAATACGAAATTTTAATGGTGTATAGTTAAACGTAATGTTTACTGGCGTATCTGCAATTAATGGATTATTAAATTTACAATCCATTTTAACCGTCAAACTATCTTTAAATATTTGTGGAAAATTACCATTATTTTTTGCTGTCTTAAACAAATGTGGCAACATGCTTAAAATTAAACCACCTTGCACTATACCACCTTCAACATGGATTGCACTGTCATCACCAGTTAAATTAGCAAAATCTAATATTTGCTGTTTTGTAACCGTAATTGGAATGGTATGTGAAAGTGTCATTCAACTACAAACAAGTTACAGTTTAAATCTTGTCTTTCAAACAGTGAATTCTTTGCTTTGTATGGAATATGTCCACTTGGGTAATTTTCAACAAGTTCATAACCACGAACAAATGTTAGATTTACAGTTGGAAAATTAGAAATATCAGTTAAGATATAATCAATTTCGTTTGCATGTTCGTGTAAAACTGCTTTATCTATTTTACGACCAGCACCTAACATAACACTTGGTGCATAACTAGCACCGCCTTTGGTGAAATTTTTGTTATCAAACATACGTCCAGATTCTTTGTGAACATGGTCGTATCCATGTGCGTCCACAAATTCTAATTCTGAAAACCAAATGGGAATATGATTTTCAAGAAATTTACTGGCAACACGACCATCACGAAACATTTTATAAAGTAATTTTTCTGGTAAATCACCAAATGAAACTTTACCAGTAAAATCAAAGACATAGGACTTATTGTATTCAATTTTCATATATCACCTATTATTCAATTGTAAACAAGTTGCTGTCCAACCGTTGTTCTGGTGGATCAATACGTTCTTCGGCAAGATTTATATATTCTGGATTAAGTTCAACAAGAGTGGCATTACGACCATTCTTGTCAGCAACATAACCAGTTGTGCCACTGCCACCAAATGGGTCTAGCACCATGCCATCCTTTGGGCAACCTGCTAAAATGCAAGGTTCAATCAAATCTGTTGGAAATGTGGCAAAATGTGCACCTTTGTATGGTTTTGTGTTCACTGTCCAAACACTGCGCTTTTGTCGCATACCATCATAGATTTTATATTCTGGTGGACGACTGTTTACACCCTTTTCTGCTACACGTTCTGCACTGCCCTTTGCACCTTTGGTGCCAGCAGGTATTACACCTTTTTCTTTAATTGCTTCAAAGTCAAAGTAATAATCTTTGGATTTGCTCAACAAGAAGATATATTCATGTGCCTTGGTGCAACGGTCTTTTACACTTTCTGGCATTGGATTTGGTTTATGCCAAATAATATCTTGTCGCAAATACCAACCATCGGCTCGTAGCGCAAATGCCAACATCCATGGAATACCAATAAGGTCTTTGCTTTTAAGACCATCTAATTTATTATTACGACTTGGGCTGAAACTTGGCAAATCTTGGTCAGTTTTTGCTACACTTTGCTTAACAAATGCAGTGCCACTGCGATAATTGTAATAACTATCACCAATGTTTACCCAAAGTGTGCCATCGTCACGCAGCACACGTTTTACTTCACGAAATACTTCTACTAATTGTGCGATATATTCTTCTGGTGTTTGTTCAAGACCAATCTGGTTATCACTACTCGTTGCACCACACTTTTCACAAGTTCCACGAAACTTGAATACATTACCACCTTGGTCACGGTCAGCACGTTCGCCGCCATGTGCGGCAATCTTTTCAACGTGGTCACAATTAGAATCACCACCACTCCATGTAGCAGTTCCATAGTCTCTTAACCCATAATAAGGCGGACTCGTAACACATGTATTCACACTGCCATCTGCCAGTGTTTTCAATACATCACGGCAATCACCTTGTAAAATCTTGACGCTCATTATTCTTCCTCAAATAGACTATTATATGTAGTAATTTTACTTTCAACTTCTGACATCTTCTTTTCTACCACAGAAATACGTGCTTTGGCAATATCTATATACTCATGACTCATCTCAATACCAATAAAGTTAAAACCTTCTAATACAGCACCACGACCAGTAGAACCACTACCAGTGAATGGATCAAGAACTGTGCCGCCAGGTGGTGTAACCATTTTAACAAGATATCTCATTAAATCTGTTGGTTTTACAGTAGGATGTGTGTTTTTACGTATTGATGCACCACGCTGATAAGCATTATCAGCATCTACTTTACGACCATCGTTGGTTTTACCGCCTACAAAATCATCTAAACCATCATTACGATCTTTAGAGTTTGCTTTTGCACAATAGTAAAATCGTGCAGCACTGCCATCATCACCATACTGTGGTCCAACTGGCACACCATTTCCTTTATTCCAAATACCACCCTTTCCACGTTTTCCTGTATCCTTGCCTGCTTTACTATCTGGAAATAATTTTGTTACTTCTTCACTTCCATCATGAATAAAATTTGCTGGCCAACGACCAAGTTCATTTGGTTCATAATCAATACCGCCTTGCTCTTCATAATATGCTTTTGGACGGAAACCTTGTTCAGCATTTTTCTTATCTTGTGCTGCCCAACCAGTTCCTGTCATGGCTTTTGGTGGTTCACCTTCAACACGAGTTGCATCAATATTAAGCGCACCTGTGCCATGTTTTAACACATTATCTGCAATAGTTTTTTCACTTATTGGTTTACGTGCTACACAAATTGGTTCATGTGATGGTTTAAGTGCGGTTCCCCAACCTTGCCACTGTTTTGCTTCTGGGGTTGCTGGTTCATCATAAATGATTCGTTCTGACGTAGTTTCACTAGCATCATCTTTTACTATACCACCACTTCTTGCACCACCACTCCACACTCTTTCACCACCAGTTCTTTCAGCACCAGCGGCTTTATCAATTGCTTTGCTTATATCATGTGATTTTGGAAATCCACTGCCATAAACCCACATAATCTGGTCACGTATCTCAAAACCAGCATCTTCAATGGCAACTGTCATGCGATGATAAGTTCTGCTACCACTAAAAGCAAGCATATGCCCACCTGGTTTAAGAACTCGTAAACATTCATGCCACATACCTACATTATAAGCAATGCCACTGGCATCCCAACTTTTACCCATAAATCCGAGTTCATACGGTGGATCGGTTACAATGCTATCAACGCTATTGTCGGGTAGAGTCTTGAGTTGTTCACGGCAATCGCCGTGCAGTATGTTTACATCAGCCATAATTTACTTTATACTTTTAATCCAATAAAGTCAAGAACTTTCATATAAATAACTGCAGAGGATTTAAAAGATGCCATCAGCACAGATTATTAATGCAACAACAAGCAGTTCACAAAGCACAGCAATCACATCTACCAAAGTAAAGGTTACTGCAAACGCAAGTGTTCACTATGCAGTTGGCGCAAATCCAGTTGCATATATTGGTAACTGTGATGTTGTGCCTGCCGCAACCACACGTTTTATCAATATGGAAGGCTTGAACAACAAAATTGCCTTCATTACTACAACCAGTGTAGCAGAAGTAAGCGTGGTAAATGTTGGCTTTGTAGCAAATAGTGCAATCCCAGTAGTCCAAAGCACGTAAGGAATTATAATGGAAGCCGCCGAACTTATTCGCAAACTCATCGATGTTCTATCACAAATTAACCAACCAGCACAGGCTGCTGCTCCGCAAGGTGCTAAACTCACCGCAGTTCTTGCTCCACAGCCTACTGGTGATTTTCCAGAGCGTGATCATACCAGTGATGAAACTGGCGGTGTAATGGTGCCTCCACTGCAACAAAAAATTGAGTTGCTAAAGAAAGTTGCTGGCGTAGATTCAATGTATGACGATAGTGCAGAAGAACAACCAGAAGATGAACTATCAATTATCAAGCGTAATGCTGGCATACATCCTATCGTAGCACATATTGCGAGCGATGAAGAAATAGAGAGTTAAAAATTAAATGAGCCAGTTAGCCAAAATTAAGGCAGGTCGTGTTAATACCGTTAGTTTTGCTGGTTTTGTTGGCGAGGCTGGCCAATTATTCTATAACACAAGCACAGGTGAATTGCGCTTAACTGATGGTCATACTGTTGGTGGTGTTCCAGTTTATGTTGCTACAAACAGTGCTAATGTTGGTAATCTTTCTATTGCTAACACAACAATATCCACTATTACTGCAAGTGCTAATATTAATCTGCAAGCAACTGGTGTAGGTAATATCAATGTGGTTGGTGGATTTTATGTAACTACTCCTAATGGTTTGCCAATCATTCAAACGCTACAAAACGGCACACTTAATCTTTATACACCAGTTCAAAACAGCACCGATAGTGGCATTGATATTATTGGTAGCGCAAGTGGTAAAATAATTGATCCTACTTCAACTGGTGTTATGCTGCATATCACTGGTCAAGGAACACTATCATCAAAGGTATATAATGATGCCTTTGGTAACTATGCACTGTATGCTGGTCGCAGATATGATAATACCGTAGATACACCGTATGCGGTAGGTGCTGGTGAAGATATTGTTCGTTATGGCGGCACTGCTTATAATGGTGTGTCAGCACCTGTTGGTGGTATTGCTCATATTCGTATAACCACCACAGAAGCACAAACTCCATCAAATGCTGGCAGTAATATTTCAATCTGGACTACACCGATTGGAACTACTACACTCACTAAAACCGCATCCTTTGATGGTGGCAATGTTAATTTAACGAATGTTAATATTATTGGCACAGCAGTTAATACTGGTGCATCATATTTTTACGGTGATATCTACCAAACAGGAAATATCACACAAACTGGTAATAGTCTTAGTGTTGGAACAACTACCTTTACAGGTAATGTTGTGCATACTGGTAATACAAGTTTCACTGGTCCAATTACTGTTACTAACAGTAGTTTTTTCCAAGCCAACCTTAATATTCAAGGCAATATTACCACGCAAGGCAACTCTTATGTAGTAGGCAACAGTATCAATCAAGGCACCACGCTAATGACTGGTAATATTATTGCCAGCGGCACTACTAATTTAATTGGTGCCTTTACATCAAATGGAACATCTACGCTAAACGGCAATGTTTATGTTGTAGGAAATATGAACACCACTGGTGCTGTCATAAGTCTTGGAACCACTGATTTCACTGGTCCTATGACACAAAATGGCACTTTCACCATTTATGGTGATACTTTCCGCTATGGTAATGTTACCGATTATGGCACTCGCACACAAAATGGTCCAATGTCTATCAATAACCAACTATCTTTTAGTGGAACTGGTAACCTGGCATTTAGTGATGGTTCGGTGCAGAC